CGGATGCTGTTAATGGCTCGCAGATCGTCCGGGGGGTCCTGATTGGCGGCGATGATATCACCGCAGCTGCGCTTGTCGCGGGGGATGTGACTGGCCGTATGGTTTTGGTGGGCGGCTGTTGTACTGTAGATAGCGATTTGTTGGTATTCGAGAACAGCGCTACTTTGGCCTCTGGCCTAGCTGGCGGCGGTACGCTGCAGGATGCTTTGGACGCATTGGGCATCTATGCAGAAGACACAATCGCTGTTGATGAATTTGAAAACGCCTAAGGAGGGCATTGAATAATGAGCACCCCGGCACCGCAGGATCTTTTTAGCCGATTCCAAGCGGGGATTTTTGATGAGACAAAACTTATCGCTGTCCCTACCGGTTTTCAGGCGTTTTTTGGCAATCCCGCCGATAATTCAGAGACCATTTTTTCCCCGGATGCTAACCAGGTTGACATTGACATCATTCGTGGCAATGAGCGTATTTCGGCGCTCATTCCTCGGGGTGGCGTTTCTCGCAGTCTCGGTTCCACACAAAAGAATCTGAAAACTGAACGCTTTTCTAGCTTCAGTCGTAAGTACCCCCTGGTAGAAGAAGAGGGGGATATCACTGGTGATCAGCTGTTGCAGCGTATTGCGGGCGAGAATCCTTACGATGTGAAAACCCGCATGACACGTTTGCGGCATCATGCGGCTAAAATTCATGCGGAGTCTATCCGTAAGATGGGCCGGCTGTTTGAAACTCTGGCCGCGCAGTCCATTCTTACCGGCGTTCAGGACGCTGGGGGCGGTGAGGAATACAATTTTTATCGTAAAGCGGCCCACATGTACGCGGTTGATACTTCTTGGTCTGGCGGCTCCGGTGCGATCATGGCGGATGTTGACGCTGCGTGCGCCAAGATTCGCGCGAGCGGCCATGTCACTGCGGATATGATGGTGTTAGGCTCTACCGCGATGAACTCCATCGTGGAAGATACTACGGTGGCCGCGTTGGCGGATAATCGTCGATTCACCTACATTTCTTTTGGCCCGAATAACGCGGTTCCGCCGAAATTTGCTCGGTTTATTACTGGCGGGTTTATTCCTCAAGGAACTTTGAATACTCCTAACGGGAATTCACTTACGCTGTTCACTTATTTGGATGTTTATACTGACAGTGCTGGAAACGCGACTGTGTACCTCCCAGCGGACACTTGTCTCATTACTTACTCGGGTGCCCGTTGCGACAGATACTTTGGGCCTCCCGAGAACTTGCCGATGACCCCGATGAAAGCCCAACTGTATCGGGAATTTTTTGGCTTTGATCCGAATTCGATGCCCACCAGCGTTAAAATGAAAGAGGCTGGCAATATCATTGATCCGGCCATGTTTTATTCTGACGCGTACGTTAGCTCGGATTGGAAGAAAATTTCTATCCGAACTCAGTCGGCACCTATCTTCGCAACCACCCAGACTGATGCCTTTGTGGTTCTTGATACCGAGCCGTAAGTAATAAGGGCCGGTCCGTGCGGACCGGCCCTGTTTTAAGAAAGGGAATGGTATGTTTGTTTGGTCGGATAAAAAATATATGTTCAGGCACCAGGGGAAAGACTATAAGCAGGGGGATACACTGCCAGATAGTATCCCGGCGGAAACTCTTGCGTCTCTGAAAAAGAAGGGCCGTATTCATCTTGAAAAGGCGGCTACCCCCAACCTTGGACTGACCGAAGAGCTTAAAGGGGCCTGCGCGGCTAACCTTGGATTGACCGAGGAGCTTAAAGGGGCGTGCGCGGCCAACCTTGAGTTAGTTGAAGCTAAGGTCGCGCTCGTAGCACAGCTTGACGCGGTGGAAAGAGATTTTGCCTCTAAGCTGGGGGCGCTTACAGCCAAGCTTGAGGCCGCTGAGAAAACCATTGCGGAGCTTACGGCGCAGGTCACTAAGCCGAAAGGCAAAAAATGATTAAGCTGAAGCCAGGTGTAATTGTTCGGGTCGGGGGCCATGTCTATACCGGCAGCATTCCGGAAGCCGTTTGTCCGGAGAGCTTAAAACCTCGCAAGTCTAAAGCTAAGATCAATGGGCCTGCGTGAGCGGATTGAAAGTGATTTAGGCCGGACACTTGAGGGCCGCTTTTCGCTCCCCATCAATGCTGTTGACCCGCTCGGGGTGCGCACGGACGGCATTCGGGCGCAGGTGCTTTATGATACGGTGCGGCAGAATCCGGATACCGGCGAGGACATAGTTGTGGAGGCCCCGGTGATTACTTTGCGGAGATCAACGTTAACCCGCATACCGGCACCGGGGGAGAGTTGGTATTTTGAGATCCCGGAAACGCCTAGCGAGACATCGGATAAGGTTCCGTACATGATGAGCCCAGTCCGCCCGCCTGAAGGGGGCCGCTCGATAGGGTTCATTCGCATCTATCTACAAGAGGTCGAGCAGGTATGATGAATTTTAGGGTGGTACAGCAGGCGTTGATTGATACTCTCGGGGGCGCGGCGGCAGGACGTTTTCGGGTAACCGGTTATCGGGGCCAGGGGCATGATGCGAGAGAAGTCCAGAACAGTAAGCGTCTGGTCCAAGTGTATTACTCTTCTGGAGATTTCCCGAAGTCTAGCGGGCGGTTCACGGGCGCCACACAGCACAAACCCATTTTCAACGTGGATGTGACTGTCAGTGCTTCTGCTAGAGCGGATCTTTCGGTTTTAGCCAGCACAACGGCCACCCCGATACAAATTCAAACGGCGCTATCGGCGGGGACGGATGCGGCCTATGAGGCGGATGTTCTGCTTGATGAGGTTGGGGAGCTGGCGTACCAAATTCTTATGGATGGCAGGAATCTGGATCTTGGGCTAACCACTCAGATTATGTCCAGTCGTTGGGTCGATAGGTTTTCTAAAGGCGAGGTAGGACAGCACGGCTCACTCGTGGTAGCCACGGGGCAACTCCAATACTCGTGTCAGATGGTTGAGGAGGTTGAGGGCGATCCTGGGGTAGAGGCAGAGACGCCTTCGGTGTACACTCGCTTGGATATCATAGGTGATGATGTTGAACAAACATATTAAGGAGATAGTCAATGACCATTAACGCTTCTAGTCTGGCGGCCGCTGTTGGCGCCAGCGTAAGTAACGTCCAGTTTCAATCTGAGGCGTTAAATCTTCCTCGGAAGATCCTTATTCCAGCGACCTACTTGCCCGCAAAAACTGGCGTCGTAGCGCTAACCCCAGTTCAAGTTTTTAGTGCGGAGGATGCGGGGGATCAATTCGGTTTTGGTTCTATGGCGCATCGTCTTGTAAAGCAAGCATTCGTTGGGGGGCAGGGTATCCCGGTGTACGTCCAACCACAGGGGGAGGCTACCAGTGCTGAGGCAGCGGTGGGCTCGATTGATTTTGCGTCTTCTACGGGGGTTGCAGCGGGAACGATCTATTTGAGTTTGGCGAACATTTCGGTCCCGGTAACTATCGCGGCTGCGGCCACCCCGGATATTATCGCTACGGCTATTGCGGCTGCGGTTATGGCGGACAAAGAGCTGCCGGTCACGGCGGGGGCGGCTACTACAGTTGTGACGTTTACTACAAAATCTAAGGGTCTTTGGGGTAATGATGTCAGCATTAAGTTGCTAGGCACATTGCCCGCCGGTGTGGTTTCGTCTATCACAGGTATGGTTAATGGGGCTGGGGTTCCGTCCATGGAGGACGCACTGGATGCGCTTGGCACAGATGACGACGCCAATGAGGACTACTATACAGACGTGGTTAATGGGTATGGTTTGGATACTACGACCATGGACGCCATCAGCACTTACGTTGGGGCCGGTAATACAGCTGTGGGTTTGTATGGTAAGACCGTCTCACGGCCTTTCAGAGCGCTTGCTGGGGACGTCGTGGTGAAGGCTGCCGGGCTTACCGCGCTTATCGCTATTTCAGACGTCCGTTTGCTTGACAGAGCAAACGGGGTGCTATCGGTACCTGGCTCGTCTAGCCACCCTGGGGAAATCGCGGCGCAGGCTATCGGCCACATGGCTCGAATCAATCAGGATCGGGTTGCCCAACACTACCTCGGAATTACTTTGGTTGGGATTGACACTGGGGATAAAGCAGATCGTTGGACAAGCGACTATGATAATCGGGACACCGCTGTTAAAGCAGGAATCGGCCCCACCCGGGTACAAAATGGTGTGGTTGTGCTGCAGAATGTGGTAACCTTCTATCGTCCTGCCAATGTTCCGGTTTCTAGTAATGGCTACCGCTCGATGCGTAATATCGGGATTGTTCAGAATATGCTGTATAATATCCGGCTGAATTTTGAGCAGGAAAAGTGGCAAGGTATCTCAATCGTTAACGATACCGCTAAAGTCACCAACATCCTCGATCGTCAAAAAGCCCGCGATATTGGATCGGTGATTGACGACCTGGTGGCTTTGGCGGTAAGTTTTGAGTCTCGGGCTTGGATTTACGAAGCCGATTTTACCATTGGTAAGCTAGGTGAGGCTGGGGCGGTAACAATTCGATCTGGGGGGCTTGGTTTTGATAGCATTCTCTCGGTTATTTTTTCAGGTGAGGGTGGCATTCTTGACACGGTTGTTGAATTTGATACCAGTCTTGCTGTCCTACTGACCTAAAGGAGGTCTGAACAATGGCCGATGTAACTGGCACTCTTAGAAAAGTGACTATTAATGGGGTGACATATGATGTTTTTGCGGACGCAAACATCAAAGTGATCCCCTCTGCGTATGAAAATACGGTGATTCCGACTTCTGGACGGAACCTGCGAAAAATGACCGCTCGTGCCCAAAGTCGGGAGGGCTTGACCCTGGTGGCTAATGGTGCGGAGCAGGTAGTTTTGAAGGCGCTAGCGGAGCGTTTGGATGACTACACACTCAGCTATATCACGGCGGCGGGGGATACCTATCGCGCCAACGGGTTTATTGAGTTTGAGTCCCATGAGACTGAGGAGGATAAAGCCTCGATCATAATGCACCCTCGTCAAGGATGGAGCCCATTTTTGGCGTAACCGGTTGGCCTCTGATTCCTTCATCCCGTGGTGGGGGGAAGGATGAGGGGGCCGTTTAACCCCCACCATAAGGAGCAAGAGATATGGTAACGGTAAAATATAGATTCGCGTTGGAGCAGAAAGTAACCACGCCTTTTGGACAGCCTGGGATCATCGTAATGCTAGGGACGGACGACGGCGGGAGTCAGTACAGCGTTTTGACGAAAGAAAGGCAGCACTGGTTTAAAGAGTCGGCTTTAAAGGAGCAAGACGCATGAGCAAATATGCGAAAGTAAAAAAGCCTATTGACTATCTTATTAGCGAAGAGGTTGCCATTGAGCAGGTGCAAGAGCTGCTTGAGTATTACGATATCGATGTGGAAGCTCTTTCTGCAGGAGAAAGTAAGGAAGAGAAGGATCGGGCGGTTGCTTTTGAGCGGACTTTGGATCATGTGAGCCGTGCTTTTCGTACTGGTACACTGGCCTTGGAGCGGGATAAAGATGGCCGACTTGAGGTTCACCACACGATCCGTGGCGCGGAGCCTCTTATATACATCGAGATTGGGGCACGGCATAAGGTGGCGATGGAACGGTTTTCGGCGGAGGCGGGGTACAGCCGGGTGTATGCTTTCATGGGGTCGCTGTCGGGCATTGGTAAAGCGGGAATTGAGAAATTAGGCCCTGTTGACCTAGGAATTGTGGAAGTTCTCGGAACGCTTTTTTTGAATGCGTAGCTCGATTGGATAACTGGATGGGGGCGGTATTCTATCGGGGTACCGACCCTCTTTCATTGGGCTACGCGGAGTTACGGTATCTTTATAACTGGCATGAAGTAATAAGCAAGGCGAATGCGAATGCCTGATTATGCAGTAGGAACGGTGTTTACCGCGAAAGATAAAGTCTCTCCAGTCTATAAAAAGATGGGGAAGAGTGCGGATAAATTCGGCCAACGCACCTCATCGGCTTTCCGTAATGCTACTAAAGAAGGCTATCGGTTTGGCACGGTTGTTAAAGGTATTCTTGCGGCCAATATAATCCGTGGGGGCATAGCTCGGATAACGCAAGGGCTGGGATCTGCGGTACGGCAGTTTGCAGAATTTGACGACATTGCGGTTGGTGCGACGGCGCGTTTTAAGGATATTACGGGGTACGCAACAGATTTTAATGCGCAGGTAGAGATAACCGGGCGCAAGGTAAGGGATTTGGCTAAGGTGTCCCGTTTTATGCCCGTGGAAGTTATGCGGGGCTTGAATGAAATGGCTAAAGCAGAGTATATCAGGCCGGAAGCTTTTGCGGCTATGACACCTATGATGAATCTTGCGAAAGCTACTCAGACAGACCTCAATGCGACTATTGGGCATACGATTGACATAATGTCTGCTTATGGTTTACGGGAGGGGGATCTTGAAACCCGAATAAAAAATCAAAATAGGGTCACAGATGTTTTGACAGCTTCTACTCTTGGGGCGCGTTTGGAACTTGAGGATATGCAGGAGACCATGAAGTATGTCGGCCCTATAGCCTCTAACATGGGGTGGAGTTTTGAGGAAGCTGCAGCAAATTCGGTATTTTTAGCGAGAGCGGGTATGCGTGCGACGGTAGGGGCCACGCAGTTGAAAAACGCTTTACTAAAATTGGTTTCGCCAAAACTGCGTGCTGAGTTAGAGGATCAGGGGGTAAAGATTGAAAAAGTTGGTGGCGGGATGCGCAGGTTTGCGGACATTCTGCGGGATATAAATTTAAAAATGGATATTAGTGGTATCAGTGAACTTGATAAAGCGTCGGAATTTAGTCGTATGTTCGGTCTTCGCGCTATTACTGGGGCGCTGCATATCGGGAGCGCTGCTGACGCGGTGAATGCTTTTGGTGAGTCTCTACTTCACGTCGATGGGGTTACTAAAAATATCGGCGACCGGGTAGAAGAGTCTTTACTATCGCGTTTTTTACGGCTTAATAGTGCTCTTCTTGAGTTGGGTTTTCGGTTTTTAGATGCCTTTAAAACAAAGGGCAAAGCGGTCCTTGACGTGGTTATCGATGCGGTGAATAGATTTAAGGTGCAGCCGCTTATTGATTCGGTGAATCTTCTTATCACCATGCTTAGGGCGCTATGGAACACGGCTAAACCTTTTTTGCCGTACATACACGAGATTGTAGCCGGTTTTATAGCATTTAAGGTCGCTACCAAGGCCCTACCCTTAATTAAATTGGCGGTGGCTTTTAGAAAATTGGCCATGGCGGAGGGGATATTGACTGCCGCTACCGGTCTTTTCAATGGGACTCTATTGCTCTGCCCGCTGTTTTGGATACCGGCTGCGATTGCT